GAACAGGTAGTCGTGCAGCGTGCGCACCAGGCTGTAGCGGTTGTCGTTTTCGCGTGCCGCTACCCTACGAATGGTGTCGTAGCTGATGCCCGTGTCGCGCTCGATCTGGCGCCACGCGCCCTTGCGGTGGTTAACTTCGGCCACGACGGCCTCAAGCATGTCTAGAGAGTCGGCATTCATGCGCCGTCACTGTAGGCATGAAAGCCCGCGCCGTCAATGCGTAACGTCTTACGCAATCGTGTAGGCAAAAACCCCTTGACCGTGGGCGCATACATGCCTACAGTTCACCCATGGCAGCACTTCTTGACGACCTCCTCGCCTGCATCAAGGCGGCCCTGGACGAGTGGCGGTTTCGCCGTCACATGCGCCGCGGCGGTTGCCCGGACGAGCTGCCTTTCTAGGGTCATGCGGCCACCCGTGACGGTCGCGTTCTAAGGAAATCACATGGGTCTGACAGTCAGCTACTCGCCGAACTCGGCATTCCGCAAGGTGCCGCCAGGCGTTTGGGCCGCGCGGTGCGTCGGCGTCGTGGACCTCGGCACGCAGGAAGTCGAGTTCAGCGGCGAGAAGAAGCTGCAGCACAAGCTGCAGTTGACGTGGGAGGTGTTCGGCGAGGACGAGGCTGGCGTCGCGCTCACGATCGAGCAGGACGGCAAGGAAGTGCCGCTGCAGATCAGCAAGCGCTACACGCTGTCGCTCAACGAGAAAGCGGCGCTGCGCAAAGACCTCGCCGCATGGCGCGGCCGCGACTTCACGCCCGAGGAACTTAAGGCGTTCGACATCAGCAAGCTCCTCGGCGTGCTGTGCCTGCTCAACGTGCAGCACAACGAAGCGCCGAACGGCAAGACCTACGCGAACGTGGCCAGCATCACGCCGCTGCCCAAGGGCATGCCGAAGCCGGCCAGCGCGACGCCGCTGGTGTCGTTCGACCTGGGCGACTTTGACGGCGAGGTGTTCGAGGCGCTGCCCGAGTACGTGCAGGACGTCATCAAGGCGTCGGCCGAATACAAGGCGCGCGCGCAGGCGCACATGCCGAAGGCGAAGGCGGCGACGACGCCTGCGCTCGAGGACATGGACGACGAAATCCCGTTCTGAGGAGATCCGGCATGCGCATCTTCCTTGACATTGAAACCGCCCCCGGTCAGGCCGACTGGGTGCGCGAGGAAGTCGCTGCCGGCGTCAAGCCGCCAGCGACGCTCAAGAAGGCCGAATCCATCTCGGCGTGGTTCGAAAACGAGTACCCGCACGCCGTAGAGGAGGCGTGGCATCGCACCGGCCTTGACGGCACGTTCGGCCAGGTCGTGTGCATCGGCTATGCGCTCAACGACGAGCCGCCGCACGTCGGCGTCGTGCGCGATCTGTCGCGCGCTGCTGAGGCCGACATGCTGCAGGAGTTCTTCGACACGATGCACGACGTGCACGACGGCTCGCACGGCCGTGTGCCCCAAGTGATTGGGCACAACGTCATCAACTTCGACTTGAGATTCTTGTGGATGCGCGCAGTCGTGTGTGGCGTCAAGCCGCCAATGTGGTGGCCGCGCGACCCGAAGCCGTGGGGCGAGCACGTCTACGACACGATGACGCAGTGGTGCGGCGCCCGCGACCGCATCTCGCTAGACCGCCTGTGCCGCGCCCTCGGCCTCGAGGGCAAGGGCGACGGTCCTACCGGCGCCGACGTGTGGCCGATGGTGCAGCGCGAGGAGTGGGGCGCGATCGCCGACTACTGCAAGGCCGACGTCGAGCGCACGCGCAACGTTTACAGGCGGATGACGTTCACGGAAGTGACGTCGTGATGCAGTCCGTTCGCCTCGAGTCAGACAAGGGCACTGAGATCATGGTCGGCGCCAACGGCAACGGCCGCGTATGGGTGACGGTGCAGAACGTGCGCGCGTCCATCGTGACCGAACTCAACCAGGAGCAGGCCGACCTCCTGAGCCGCGCGCTGCGGCAGGCGTGCTCGGCTGTCGCAGTGATGAAGGAAACGACATGACCAACGACCGTTACTGCACCGTGTGCGGCCACACCGGCAAGCCGAAGACCGTCACGCGCGGCTCGATGCTGATCGAGATCGTGCTGTGGCTGGCCTTGATCGTGCCCGGCGTCATCTACAGCCTGTGGCGCCTGACGACGCGGCACAAGGCGTGCGCCAAGTGCGGCAGCACGCACATCGTGCCGACCGACTCGCCGCGGGCGTTGAGGGAGGCGGCATGAGCGCGCGCTACTACCGCAGCGTGCGCGAGGCGTTTCCTGCCGAGCGTCACCCTGCGCTGTTCGGCCCGTACCGCCGCATCGGCGGGCGCTTCTGGCCGGCGCTCACGTTCATTGCGTCGCTTGGGTTGTGGGCGGCGATTGGCGTCCTGCTCGCGCTCGGAGTCTGACCATGCGATGGCCCACCCTATCCGACCTCCCCGTGCCCGACACGCTCGAGCTGCACGGCAAGGACGCTTTCGAGGCCATGGTGCAGCACTTCGGCATGCACGTCGAAGACACCGTGCCGGCCGGTCTCGACGTGATCCCGACCGAAGACGACATGTTCCGCGAGCGCCTGCGCCGCGCCGGGCTGGCGGTGGATGTGAACTTGGCTGACGTGTGGGATGGTGCGCGATGAGCGCCTATTACAACGAGTTCGAGCCGTATGCCGCGCAGTGGCTGCGCAACCTGATTGCCGCCGGCCACATCGCTCCCGGCGAAGTTGACGAACGAAGCATTACCGAGGTTCAGCCCGATGACTTGCGCGGATACACACAAGCCCATTTTTTCAGCGGAATCGGCGGATGGAGCCTCGCCATGCGACTCGCAGGATGGGACGACGCTCGACCTGTTTGGACAGGAAGTTGTCCTTGCCAGCCCTTCAGCACCGCGGGCAAGAAGCGTGGCAGCGACGATGAGCGCCACCTATGGCCTGCGTTCTTCCGCCTCATCCGAGAGTGTCGCCCTGGGACAGTATTTGGTGAGCAAGTTGCAGGCGCTGCTGGATATGCGTGGTTCGACCATGTGGCAGCAGACCTGGAAGGCGAAGGTTACGCCGCTGCGGCGTGTGATATCGGCGCACACAGCGTCGGGGCTCCACACCTCAGACAACGGCTTTACTGGGTGGCCTACACCGAACGCTGGCCCGCAGAACGACGGCGACACGACGTGGCAGCAGCGCCGCGAGGCGATGAAGGCCAAGCATGGGAACGGCAACGGGTTCGGGATGAATTTAGGGCAGGTTGCCACGCTAGCGATTTGGCCCACGCCGCTAGCATCGGATGCGCAACACCCAGGGCGGCAAGCGAACACGGGGCACACGGGCCAAGTTGGACTGGCGGAAGAGGCATCGCTTGTGTCATGGCCAACACCAACCGCGCAGGATCACTTTTCAGCGAGCGCGACGGCGAACCGCAAGAGGCCACCGAAACCGACGACGCACATAGGCACGACGCTGACCGATGCGGCGAGGTTTGCGGGATGGTCGACGCCGACGACGAGAGACTGGAAGGACGGCGCGACGAGTCTCGAGAACGTGCCGGTGAATGCGCTGCTGGGCAGGCAAGTCCTTGGCGCGACCTCGAGTGGCTCGCCTGCTCCGACGGAAAAGCGCGGCCAACTGAACCCGGCCTTTTCCCGCTGGCTCATGGGGTACCCGGCAGAGTGGGACGACTGCGCGCCTACGGCAATGCCATCGTCCCGCAAGTCGGCGCAGCGTTCATCGAAGCCGTGATGGAGTGCATGCCATGACCCACTACACCGAAGCCGCCAGCGCGGCCGACGAGATTACCGACTACGACGAGCACGATGACCAGCTTGTTGAAGGCGCCGGCATCGTCATCAGCGTCGCCATCGGCCTCGCGCTGTGGGCCGTGATCGCGGCGGTTGTGATGGTGGCGTGGCCGCCTCTTTGAAGGTCAACGAATGACCGAATCTCAAGTTTCGCCCCGGCCACCAGTAGCTACTGGGGGTCCGGCTGTCGGCTGTGGAGAGCAAACATCTGCAACCCAGGCCGGGGCAACCTACAGCGAGTTCCTGTCGCGCAAGATGCCACGCGCGAAGGCTTTTGGCATGGACTGCGACGAGTCGGATATCGCGCCGTCGCTGTTCGACTATCAGCGGCACTGCGTGCAGTTCGCGGTACGCCTAGGCCGCGCCGGCATCTACCTCGACACAGGCCTCGGCAAGACAGCGATTGAGCTTGCATACGCCGATGCCGTACTGCGCCTTGGTGGCGCACGTCGCGCGCTGATCCTGGCGCCGCTGGCCGTTGCGCAACAGGTCGCGCGCGAAGCCGAGAAGCTGCAGATCAACGACGTGCGCGTCATACGCGAGCAGTCCGAGGCGCGCGCAGGGATCAGCGTTTGCAACTATGACCGCTTGGACAAGATCGAACCGCACGCCTTCGATGTTGTTGTGCTCGACGAAAGCTCGATCCTCAAGAGCTTCACCGGCAAGACGACGCGCGCGCTGATCGAGTCGTTCCAAGCGCACCGCTGGAAGATGGCCGCGACCGCGACGCCGGCGCCCAACGATCACATGGAACTCGGGCAGCAGGCCGAATACCTGTCTGTCATGCCGTCCAACGAAATGCTCATGCGTTGGTTCGTCGCGGATCAGACAGAGATGGGACGCTACAGGCTGAAGCGTCACGGCGAGGCCGACTTCTGGGACTGGATGGCGAGCTGGTCGCGCATGGCCTCGACGCCTGATGACTTGGGCTTCGACGGTTCGCGGTTCGTGCTGCCATCGCTCAAGGTGCATCGTCATCTGGTTGACGCCGACGTCAAGGCTCTCGACGGCACGCTGTTCGCACACGACACAAGCGCTACAGGCGTGCACGTCGTCAAGCGTCAGACAACAGACGCTCGAGCCGACTTGATCGCCGAGCTTGTGGCGCGCGAGCCCGGCGAGGCATGGGTGATCTGGTGCGATACAGACTACGAAGCAGATGCGCTCAACGTGCGTATCAAGGACGCCGCCGAGGTTCGCGGTTCGCACAGCATCGACCGCAAAGAGGAAACGCTAGCCGCGTTCGCCGCCGGCTCCCTGCGCGCGCTTATCACGAAGCCGTCGATCTGCGGTTTCGGCCTGAACTGGCAGCACTCCGCGCGCATGGCGTTTGTCGGCCGCACGTTCAGCTACGAAGCCTGGTATCAGGCCGTGCGCCGATGCTGGCGCTTCGGGCAGACGCGAGACGTGCACGTTCATCTTGCCGTCGCGCAGGGAGAAGACCAGATCGGGCGAATCATCGACCGCAAGAGCGAAGACCACGTACGCATGAAGACCTCGATGCGCTCTGCCATGTTGCGCAGCCGCGGCCTGAGCCCGTCTGTTCTCAAAGACTATCAACCACAACACCTCGGGAGGCTTCCGTCATGGATTCAATCCGCTGCCTGAACGAAGCACACGGCCACGACTGGACGGCCTACAACGGCGACTGTGTTTCTGTCATCTCACAGTTCCCGGCGAACTCGATTGACTTCAGCGTCTACAGCCCGCCCTTCTCTGGGCTCTACATCTACAACGACAGCGTAGCCGACATGGGCAACTGCGCGACGGACGAGGAGTTTATCGAGCAGTACCGCTATCTGTGCAGCGAGCTTTATCGCGTGCTGCGCCCTGGCCGGCTTGTCGCGGTCCACTGCAAAGACTTGGTCTACTACCGCACGCAGCGCGGCACTGCTGGCCTGCGTGATCTGCCAGGGATGCTGATCCGCGCGCACGAAGGCGCTGGCTTCGACTTCCATTCGCGCGTGACGATCTGGCGATGCCCGGTGCGCGAGATGACGAAGACGAAGGCGCACGGCCTGCTCTACAAGCAACTGCGCGCCGACAGCACTTTTAGCCGCCAGGGATTGCCAGAGTACTTGCTGGTGTTTCGCAAGTGGGCCGAAGAAGGCGAGGAGGTGTCGCCTGTCACGCACACGCCGGAGACGTTCCCGCTTGATCAGTGGCAAAAGTGGGCGTCGCCCGTGTGGGATGACACGCGCGAGACGGACGTACTCAACGCGAGCCGCGATCCGATGGACGAAAAGCACATCTGTCCGATGCCGCTTGACATCACGACGCGCGCTGTGTGTCTGTGGTCGAACCCGGGCGACACCGTGCTATCGCCGTTCATGGGCATCGGCAGCGAGGGCTACGCCTCGATTCGAGCTGGTCGCAAGTTCGTCGGCGTCGAGTTGAAGGAATCGTACTGGCGGCAGGCGTGCGGCCATCTGGAATCCATTGCGTCGCAGCACTCGCTGTTCGCGGCAGCGTAGGCAGCATGAACGACCAATCAATGACGGACCTGTTCGGAGCCTACATGGCGAAGAACGAACAGGAGTCCGAGGCGTTGTTCGAGATCGCAAAGCGCATCGACGCGGCACAGGACCGCTACGGCCCGTTTGCGTCCACGCAGGAGGCGCTCGGCGTCGCGCTAGAGGAATGGACGGAACTCGTTGACGCCGTGCGCAGTAACAAGCTCGGCGCCATCGAACACGAAGCGCTTGACCTCGCCGCGGTCTGCATCCGCCTGGCGCTTGCGTGCGCCGCTGGCGGTACGTTCGGCATTCGCTCGACGAAGTGACCATGGCAGATCGAACAGGCATCAAAGACGGAACCCTAGCCGTGCTTATCAAACTCGCCGAGCGTCCGCAAGGCGTCACCGGCAAGGAAGGCGCTCGCGCCACTGGCAAGCATTCCGACCGCTGCACGCAATTCCTTTACGTCGCCACCAAGCGCGGCCGGCTGCACAAGGCCGGGCCGCACATGAGATCTAGATGGTTCGTGCACCCGGAGCACGCTGCGGCGTATGAGAGGCAGTGCGCTGCCGCTGTGCCGACCGTGCGCGTCAACGTGCGCGCGCCGACAGAGCACACGAAGCGCATGCACCAGGCGTCGCTTGGTCAGCACAACCGCGAGCGCGCGGCGGTGCGCGACGACACGCCGCCGATCATCACCAGCGCGACGCGCGTGACGATTGCGC